ACGGCGATGACGGCTACATCACGCAAGGCATCAGCAAGGAGAAGCGCGATGCCGGCGAGCGCGGGCCGATCATCGGCAACTGGAAGCACATGGAAAAGAAGTCGGACGCACCGAAAGCGAAGCCGCAGGCCGACGAGATGGCCGACTCAGACATTCCCTTCTGACCATGAGCAACCTCACAGGCATCCATTACCAAATGGACGAGAAAGAATACCGCATGGCCCCGGCCATCGCGGGCAGTGACGCCAAGCACATCCTGCCGCCTAAATCGCCCGCGCACTACGCGGCCCACATGGCCGGGGAAACCAAGCGCGAGCAGACGAAGGCAATGCTGCTCGGCACTATGTCGCACTTGGCCGTGCTTGAGCCCAACAAGCTCGACGCGGCTTTCGTGGAGAAACCCGAAGGCAAGGAGGGCGACTTCCGCACCAAAGAAGGCAAGGAGTGGAAAGCCAAGATGGGCACCACGCCGATCCTCGACGCTGACGAATCGCGAGCCGTGCGGGGAATCCGCGACAGTATCGCCGCGCATGATGCGGCGAAGGCGCTCTTGGCTGGGTGCGACAGCGAGGTGGCGATGTTTGCCGAGCATCGCACCGGCCTTTGGATCAAGGGCCGCGTCGATGCGCTGAAGGTCGAGTCGGACAACGAGGCCATCATTGTGGACGTGAAGACCACGAGCGCGGGGGCCGACTACGGCACCTTCTCGCGGCAAGCGGCATCGCTTAACTACCACGTTTCGGCGGCATGGTATTGCCACTTGGCGGGGCTGAACGGCCTGCCGCCTGCGCGGTTCTACTGGATCGCGGTGGAAGTGGCCCCGCCTTATGCGGTGGCCGTCTACGAGATCCACCCCGACGCGCTCGATCTGGGCGTGGCCGCGATGAATGACGCGCTGGAACTCATCGCGCAATGCGAGGACGCGGGCGTGTGGCCGGGGTATGCGCCCGAAGTGCAGTGCTTGAATCTGCCTGCGTGGGTTTATGGGAAGGGGGCGGCATGACCTGGCAACCCGAACTTTCCTTCGGTGCGCCCGAAACGCACCGCCGCCCTACGCAAGCAGGCCGCATCCTCGCGCACCTTCGCGCAGGGAATCGGCTGACGGCATTGGACGCGCTGGAGTCCTTCGGCTGCTTCCGATTGGCCGCAAGAATTCACGAACTGCGGCGGGATGGGTGGCAGATCGAGGAGCGCACCGTGGAGACGCGGGGCGGGAAGAGGGTTGCGGAGTATTGGCTGTAAGCCGAGCGCAATTAAGATTGGAGCCGATATGAACACACACCAGCTAACCGAACAGATCAAACAATGGTGCGAGCAGCTTAAACAACTGCCGCTTGATGAACAGGTTGCGACACTGAACGCGGCCAGAAAGGAAATGCACGAAGCCGGGCCATTCAAGGCCGAGCCTGTGGACTGCATTTATTGGGTCAAAACCGAAACGATCGAGGCTAACGACTACAACCCGAACAGTGTTGCGCCGCCAGAAATGGAGCTTTTGCGCGTCAGCATTGGCTCAGATGGCTACACGCAGCCGATTGTTTCTTGGATGCGCGATGGCGTTTACGAGGTGGTTGATGGATTCCACCGCAACCGGGTTGGGCGCGAATGCGAAGAGGTGCGCGAACGCATTAAAGGATATTTGCCGCTTACGGTCATTAACGGCGAGCGCACAGACCGCAACGACCGCATAGCAAGCACAATCCGCCACAACAGAGCGCGCGGGAAGCACGCCGTAGCCGCAATGTCGGACATTGTGATTGAGCTAAAGCGGCGCAATTGGAGCGACGAAAAAATAGGGCGCGAGTTAGGCATGGATGCCGACGAAGTGTTGCGCCTTTCGCAGATTTCGGGGCTGGCTGAGATGTTCCAAGACCGCGAGTTTAGCGAGGCTTGGGAAGCGGCTGACCCTCTGGCGATTAACGAGGAGGACAATCTAAATGTCGAAGGTGAGGTGGGTTAATGGACAAGCATTTGCGCCGCATTACGATTGGGAGTGCTACACAAGCGGCTTTCATTCGGTTGCATTTAACCAATTGCAAGCCGAACAAAGCCGCGACTTATACGCAAACATTCCAGAGCTTCGCGTCTGGACTTTTAAGCTGCTTGAAGCATGGCCCGTTACGGTCGCTGTGCATCTTTCGCAAAATCGAAATTATCGCGCGTGGATTGGTCACGCGGCCTGCTTCCTGCATCACGGCGCGGGAATGGACTCATCAATTGCAGCCTATTGGATGCTTGATGAGCGCGGGCGCGACGATGCCAACAACTGTGTCATGGAGGGATTTTACTCATGGAGCCTAACGAACACTCAAAATTTGCAGAGCGGCAGCTATCTAAGTCCAAGCGGCCAATTGGAATTTCAGTTTTGGACGCAGCAAGGCAGCGTATCGCCGCCGCTTTCGATAATTGCCAACGAGTCTATGTCAGTTTCAGCGCAGGCAAAGATTCAACGGTCATGCTCCATCTTGTCGCAGACGAAGCAAGACGGAGGGGGGTTAAATTCGGCGTCCTTATGATCGACCTTGAAGCCCAATATAATCTGACGATTGAACACGCGACGGAATGCCGCGAGGCATACGCGGATTGCACCGAATGGTATTGGGTTTGCCTTCCGATTAACCTCCGCAACGCCGTCTCAATGTATCAGCCTCACTGGACTTGCTGGGATGAGGACGCAGAGAAGCAATGGGTTCGCAAGCTGCCAAAAGACGCAATCACCGATCCTAAGTTTTTCGACTTCTTTGCCGCTGGCATGGAGTTTGAGGAATTTGTCCCGGCTTTTGGTCTTTGGTATTCGGGAGGGGAGCGCACAGCTTGCTTCGTCGGCATCCGCACAGACGAAAGCCTTAACCGCTTTCGCACGATTGCCAGCCAGAAAAAGGAGCGCCTTAACGGGTTCTCTTACACCACCAAAGTATGCGGCGAGGTTTACAACTTTTACCCGCTTTATGATTGGCGAACCGAAGACCTTTGGCTTTGGCACGCGCGCAATCCAGGCAGGCGACATAATGCGCTCTATGATTTGATGCACAAGGCGGGCCTGACGATTCACCAAATGCGAATCTGCCAGCCCTATGGCGACGATCAGCGGCGCGGCCTTTGGCTGTATCACCTAATCGAGCCGCAGACTTGGGGAAAGGTGGTCGCTCGCGTGAATGGAGCTAATAGCGGCGCGCTATACGTTCAAGAAAGCGGAAACATGACGGGCTATCGCTCTGTCACACTGCCGCCGGGACACACTTGGCGAACCTTCGCGGAATTGCTTTTGAAATCGCTGCCCGACAAGACGGAAAAGCATTTTAGAGCCAAAATAGACGTTTTCCGCAAGTGGTGGATGGATCGGGCATACCCCGAAGGCATCCCCGATGAAGTGGACGCCAAGCTGGAAGCAAAGCGGGAAGCGCCAAGCTGGCGACGAATCTGCAAAAGCATCCTTCGCAACGATTATTGGTGCAAGGGACTTGGATTCACTCAGCACAAGAGCGGCAGCTTTGACCGCTACTTGGCAATGATGGAAAAGCGCAAAAAGCGCGCCGAGTGGCGTGTTGACGAGCGCGAACGCAAATCGGACGGCTGGCTTTTCTAATGAAACTCGACCCCGGCTTCGCATCCCACTGGAAAACCGAACGGCTAATCGCCCGCTGCGGCCACGGGGCCGTGACTGGCCTCCTGCGGCTGTGGGGCGATTGCCAGATCCAGAGGCGGTGGAATGGCATCAGCCTCAACCCGACCAAGCTCGCAGCCATGATGCGCTACGAGGGCGACCATACGGCGCTTTGGGAGGCCATGACAGACGCCGACGCGCCTTGGCTGGACTCCGAGCAGGCTGGGACGTGGGCCATTCATGATTTCGGCCACCATCAGAAGCAAGTCATCCATATGTGGGAGAACGGTCGCAAGGGCGGCAGGCCGCGCAAAGAAATACCCCCCACACCCCCTAAAGAAATAGAAGAACTAATACATACTCTTCCTCTTACCCCATTAGGTTCCGAAATGAAACCTAATGGTTTTGAAACGAAACCTAATGGTTTTTCCGTGGAGGTGGTTATAGAGGCAGGAAGACGCGCCAGCATCCCCGAAGACGTATGCCGAGCCTACCACGATGACCGCGAGGGCGCGGGATGGCTGGACGGCAAGGGAAGGCGCGTCTCGTCCATGCCGCATGACTTGTCGGGATTCTGGCGCAAGTGGCAGAGCAACCGCAGCCCGAAGCAATTTGGCAACGGGGCGGTCAACGGCCACAACGGCAACCCGAAGCCCGAAGGCGTGTGGCAGCTACAGCAACGCATCGAAGCCGCGCAGAAAGAGGTAGACCGCATTTGCGCGAACCCGGCGAACAAGGAGCAAGTGCCTGATTCGTTTGACCGCAGACTGCGGCCCGAGCCGATGGCGAAGGTGAAGCAACTGAAGGCGAGCATCTCGGAAATGCGGCAGCGGTTGGCTGGCGTGGAGGTGGCAGCGTGAGCGAATCCCTCCGCGCCTACATCGCAGCCCGTGGCCTCGACGCCCGGCTGGTGATGAACGAACTGCAAGACAACGGCGTCATCTCCGACAATGCCGTGAGCGTGGCCGATGTGGGTAATGGGGGTGTGGCTATTGCTTGGCTGGAAAAGCGCGACTTGAGGGCATTGCGGGCGCGGGATGAGGCAAGGAGGGCGGCTTGAGCGAATCCAAACACTACCTACCGAATGGCGACAAAGCGATTTACCCGACGCTGGCAAAAGCCATCGCGGCCCGATGCAAGGTGGCGCGGCAACGAGGGGATCGCTTCCGCTCTCAGCTACGCATCTACCGTGTGGCGGCGGGATGGTGCTTAACCAAAATGACGAAGGGACAACTGCTATGATTGACATGAAACGCGCAGCCATGCTCGGAGGCGACCCCGCAGACCGCAAAGAGGCGTCCTATTGGCCGACGCACGAGGACAAGCCTGAAGACATATGGGCCGACGAATGGCTTGAAATGTGCCGCCGGGACGATGTGCGGGTTTGCCCGGATGCTGTCACGCACGGGAAGGCGGCGTTTGTTTCCTCCTTACAAAAAACGGACAACGACCAGATCCGCGCAGCCAAACGTGAAACGGTGGTGGAGCTTCTGCGCCAGATTGCAGACCTCAAAAATTGCCCAATCGACAAGCTTCAATACAAAGCCGACATCCTGCTCGCCAGCTTTGAACTAAGCGATTTGAGCGCCACGGACATAGGCCGCAAATACGGACTGACTCGCGCCGCCCCAAGCAAGCAAATCGTTGAAACCCGCAAAAAGGCCAACCCCAAGACTATTGCCAGAAGCCAAAAAAGCATTGAGGCCAGAAAAACTTACGCCCTGCGACAGGTAATCGTTGGGGCCACTCGAAAACCAAAACCAAAAGAAACACAGCTACAGAAAGAATCGAATCTATGCATACAGCGAGCCCTACAGTCATTGTCGGAGAACCAACACAACTGACGGCCATAGTCAGCGTCAATGAAATCCGCCACACTTGGGACAAAGTAAAAGAAGCCCAACAGGCGGCGGTGATGAGCGAAATAAAGCTCATCCAAGCGAATCTTGATTTTGGCTCAACCCTCAGAAGGGCCGAAAGCCAAATGGGGAACGAGCGACTCCTTGAGGAGCTTGAGCAACAGGGCATTGATGAATACACGGCCAAACAAGCCATGAAAATGTCCAAAGACAATCCAGGCGGTATTGCTCAGATTGCCGCAGACAGCAAGAAGCTCAAGCAATACAGCGAGCAACTTACGTTCCCTGCGACAAACGCGACCAAGGATGAAGGCGTGGCGCGCGATCTGCCGCCTTGGGAATTTGGCAAAAGCGGATTACGCCTCAATGAAAATCCTGACGGCTGGCACAAATACGGCAGCAATTACTCGACCGATATGTTTTGGATGAAAACCAAAGACATCGCTCGCATCCATGCCGAGCTTGGTTTTGTTCAAATCGTCAGAGAATAGGCACACAGCAATGAGGTGCGGGCCACCTGCATTTGTCCGCAGGTTGACACCGCACCTCTGGTGTGCAAACACCGAGTGTCTCGGCGTGTCAATCGACGCGCCTATTTAAGCCCACCCGAAGCAGATACGAGGCGATCATGCCCTGCTTCCATTGCCATGTGGTCATCAAGCTCTCGGCGTCTCATTCGGCGTTTATGCTTGGGACAAAGAAGACGTGGCCCAACAAACTAAAGCGCAGGCTCGGCATACCAGTTGAGAGCCGGGCAGACGCTAACAGAAGGACGGCGGTCAGGGCTGGCAATGCGAGGCCAGAAGCATGGGGCAAACAAAGGCCGCAAACTGTAGAGGATTGGCAGGCGTGGGCGTTTAGATCAGAACAGCATCAATGGACTCAAAAGCATTCAATGGCTTGTTGGTCAAAACATCCGACGGTTGTCAGACAAATTGCAATGCTGTCTTACTATCGAGATCACGAGGCCAGTAAAGCAAGATCAAGAGATAATGCTCGCAAAACTTACAACACGCGCAAGAGCGATCCTGAGTGGATGCGTAAGCGCACAGAACAAAGGCGCGCATGGGACAACGCCAACAGAGAACACAAAAGAGAACGCCAAAGAGAGTGGTATCACGGAAACAAAGAAAAGGCCAAGGCATCAAGGCGCAGATACAAAAGCAAGCCAATCAATCGCGCATACTCAAACGTGCGCCGAAGAGTCAAAGAAGTGTTTAAGGGAAAGCGATCTGCTCAATCCGTGTTTGGTTGCTCGCGACAAGAGTTTGAGAAACACATTCAATCTCAATTTACTAAGGGAATGCATTGGAACAATTACGGCACCTTCTGGCACATAGATCACATTGTTCCCCTTTCGCATTTTGATCCATACAACGAAGACCACAAGCGATTAGCAAATCATTGGACAAACCTTAGACCGCTCGAAGCAATGGCAAACATGAGGCGAGGCAACAGAATGAAAGAGACGGTGCAGATAGCATTGCCGTTTTAGCCAAAGGAATCTTTTACTCTAATACGACGCAAGTGCCCGAACCATACCGACAAATTCCTGCGAGCTATAAGCTGACAACAATGCTTATAGCTTATGAGCCAAACAGAGATCGCCAAGGCACTTGGCATCACTCAGCCAGCGGTGGCGCAGCGCGTGAAGCGCGGGATGCCTACCGACAGCATTGAAGCGGCAAAGCAATGGAGCGACAGCCACATCGGCCAGCGGCGCGGGAAGCGTCCGAGTCAGGTGCTTGCGCCTGTCGGCCTTCTCCCGACCAATCAGCTTTGTGATGAGCTAACGGTCACCGACCAGTTGCGGCAAATTGCCGTGGCGGCGTTTCACAATGCCAAGACGGTGCAAGACCTGTCGGCGGCTTCGCGCACGGTCAAAGACACCGAAGAGGCCCACGAGATCCGCAAGCGCGACCTCGTGCGCTCCGAACAAGAGTCTCAAAACCTCATGCACCGCGACCAAGTGCAAACCGTCATCGCCGAAGAAGTCGGCAAGCTCCGCGCGCTGCTTGAAGCCATGCCCGGAGCCATCGCAATGGCCGCAAACCCTCACGACCCCGAACTGGCCCGCGATGCCGTGGCCGATTACCTGGAGCAGGTCTTCTCGACGTTAAGCAATACAGGCAATGCGCTGCGAGTGGATACCAGATAGCCGCGAGAAGGCGTTGGCAATGTGGCGGGCCCAATGGGTGCCGCACCCGCGCCAAAGCGTGACCGAGTGGGCAGAGGCCAACTTGTCTTTCTCGTCCCGCTTTACCTCGTCGCCGGGGCCGTTTCGCGTCCGTAGCTACCCATACATGAGGGAATGGCTCGACTGCTTCCACCCAGCCAGCGGCGTCCGCTCGATGGCGCTCCTCTGCGGGGCGCAAGTCGCCAAGAGCACGGCCATCCAAGTCGGCATGGCCTATCGCCTAGTGCGCGCGCCGGCCCCTGCGCTCTGGGTGCTGGACACCCAGACCAACGCGCAGAGCTTCAGTGAGTCACGCTGGCAAGTGATGATTGATGACAACGAGGTTTTGCGCGCTCAACTTCCGCGCAACAAAGACAAGTTTAAGAACCTCGACCAAGCATTTGCTCGGATGCATTTGTGGTTCATCGGCAGCAACAGCCCCGGCAACTTGGCTGGACGCTCCATTTCGCTCCTCTGCTTGGATGAGGTCGATAAATACAAAACCAAAACCAAGCAAGAAGCCGCCGCCGTGCAGCTTGCCGTCCAGCGTGTCGCGTCCTTCCCGATGCATCTCATCGTGATGACCAGCACCCCCACGACTCAGGAAGGCTCGATCTGGAAGGCATGGCTGGAAGGCGACCAGCGCCGCTTCTGGTTGCCGTGCCCGCATTGCGGCGAGATGACCCTGCTTTCATGGCCGATGATGAAGTGGGACGATGCCGCCCGCATCGACCAAAACCAATGGGATCTGAAGCGAGTGCGCGAAACGGCCCGCCTTGAGTGCCCGCATTGCAACGGCCACATCACAGACGCGCTCAAGACCAAGATGCTGCGGGGAGGGGAATGGCGCGCGGAGAACGCCAACGCATTGCCGGGCCATCGCAGCTACCACTTGTCCGCGCTTTACTCGGTTCGTCGCAGCTTCGGCGCGCTGGCCGTTAAATTCCTGCAAGACAAGTCTTCGCTCATGGGCCTGCAAGATTTCGTCAACAGCATCCTCGCCGAGCCGTGGGAAGACGCCATGACCGACGAGAGCCGCCCGCTCACCGTGGGCGAATACAACCTCCGCACCGAGCCCGAAGAAGGCACGGCCCGCATTATGGCCGTGGACGTTCAACAGGACTGTTTCTACTTCGCCTGTCGCGCTTTCGCCAAAGACGGCAGCAGCAAACTCGTGGACGAAGGCCGACTCACCACCTGGGCCGACTTGGAATTTAAGGTGCAAGAACTTGGCCTCGACCAGCAACGCAACATCGGCGGCACGATGGCAAAGCTCGTGGTGGTGGACTCAGGTTTCCGCACCGACGAGGTGCTCGATGTCTGCCTCCGCAATCGCTACATCCCGGCCAAGGGCGAAGACCGCGCGGACGGCTACGGCGTAAAATTCGGCAAGACGCTTCGCAAGGCCATCTCGGTGCTCAAGCCGTATCGGCGCGGATATTTCCTCATGCTGTTCTCGTCGCCCGCCGCGCAGGATGTGCTGGAATGGCTACGCGGCGGCAAAGGCCCGGCATGGACGGTGGCCGCTGATGCATCTGAGGAATACAAAGCGCACTTGGACGCGCACCGCAAGGTGGTCAAACGCAGCCCGCTCACGGGGCGGGAGAGCTACATCTGGAAGCAGATCGGGCGCAGGCCCAACCACATGCTGGACTGCGAGCTAATGATTCTCGCGCTGGCCGAATACGGCAACATCATCAAGCCGAAGCTGGACGAGCCCACAGAGTAAAGCCCACTTTTTCCTTGCCTACGCAAGCAGCTTGCGTAGTTTGGTGGCGTATGAGCAAATTCAACATCCTAGAGATTGCCGCTAATTTTAATGCGGCAACCGACTACGACATCGAAACGGCACTTAGTTTGACCTCAATCATCCTTCGCCACGCGCACACGGTTCAGCTTGCCCGGATAAAATCCGCCGATCCTCAACTAGAGCTTCCCATTGAGATCGGCAACGATGCGCCGTAGTATCGCGGGCGTGAAATGCCCGAACTGCAACAAGCCTTTGCCGCCGAGTTTT